TCCAATGGCAACCGACTGCATCGACTGCCTCCAGCATTTGCAGGGACCGCTCCCAAGCGACCACGTTGAAGAATAGCATGGACCTGCCCCATAGTTGGGTTGTGAGTGCTGGATTGGATGCCCCCTTCGTGTGGGCGTACAGGTACACGGCTTCCTCTTCCTGCGAGGCCCGGTACATTTCGGTAAGGGTTGCCTGCTCCCATGCATTAGTCCGGGTTACTACGACCTTGACCTTATCGGCCACCATTGAGTTATCAAGCACCTCCTTGACCGCCTTGCGTTGTTCAGGCGGTCCTACGATGCCGACACGGATTTCGTCCAAGACGTTGATGAGGCCGTAGTTGCACACGGCCATCATGTGCTGGTTGAGAATCAACTGCCAGTTGCCTCCGCAGTAGATGTGGTAGTAGTGGACGACTTTCATTGGAGCAGCAGGGTTAGGAGGGTCAGGATGAGGAATACGGACGCAGCGACCTTGCCGATTTCAATGAGCAGGTCAAGGATTTGTTCGAGGTTCATGCGAAAGATGGTTCAACTTGTACGATATAGCCTTTATCCACGAATTGCTTAATAAACCAATCGTCAGGATTACCGTATGGCAACCTATATTTTTTTGGTATTCTTTCGTGTAAGGTTGGATTGTAATCGTAATTCAGCAAATGGGTTTGGCTTCGGCTATATCCAAGACGTTGGGCTAAATCGTACGCCCCATCTATCAAGGTTCTTGTCCCCAAATCTCCTGTAAAAACAATGATATGGTTGTCGGGTTTCCTGTTCTTCATACCGCAAAGTTAAACCACAACGTACTTCCCTGCGTTGCTGACCCTTAACTTGTTGAGAGCCACATAACGCATCGCATCACAGGCGTGGTTGAAGGAATCAATCGGAACCCCCGTGTTCTTGCCCTCCTTATCGGTCGCCCAAGTATAGGACCGCAGTTCTTTGATGAGGTTTGTGCTATCCTTGGTAACCTGCAACTTGTAGCGTTTCAGGATGTCGATGCCGTTCCTAACCGAATCGGGGCCTTTCTCCGCTGGCTTGATGTTAAAGCCAAGACGGTAGATTTCTTCGATGCTCTTGGGTTCTGCTGAATCGGCCACTATCTCCCAAGCCCTTGTGATGCCCAAGGACCGCAGTTTGTCTGCGATGTCTTGGTTGGTCAGCCCCGTAGCGTAGAGCAGTTCCTGAATCAGCAGGCAGTCCCCTTGCCGGTAGATAGCGACCAAGGCCGTAGGGTCGTTGCTAAAGCCCCAGTCAAGCCCTAGGGCGACGAATTTCGCACGGCTGACATCTATACCTTCCACGACCTCGAAGTCCTCGTAGATGGCTCCTTGGAGCGTTCCTACTTGGCCGAGGCCGTACACCTTCCACCAGTTCGCCCAATAGGCTGACGTTTCGGCTTTGGTGCGGTTCAGTTCGATGTCCTTGCGGATGGTGTCAGGCAGGGCCTCGTTGTCGTTGTAGGTAAGGATTATCAGTTCTGCATCCTGTTCGGGCAGGACCTCCGTATGCGCCCAAAATTCATGGGTCGGGTTGAAGTCGATGTAGATGGCCTCGCTGGTACGGATGGCGAGTTGGTAGTAGGATTCAAAGTCAATGTTGTTCGCCTCGTTAATGAACAGGACCTGCCTTCTTGCACCCCGGAGCCTTGCCTCTTGGTCAGCAGAAAAGAACTCGATGGTGCTACGGTTAGCGAACTGGTAGGTCAGCAGGGTCTTGTTCCACCTTGCCGGAACGAAGATGCCCTTCGCAATCATTATCTTAATGAAGTCCCGAATCGCACCCCTCCGAAGGTGAGGAACGGTTTCCCCTACGATGCTGATTTCGGTCTTTTTCCTGCAAGCCTGTTTGATTAAAACGCAAAGGATACTGAAGGTCTTGGATGCCGATGTCCCTCCTTGGATGACCCTCTTGCGTTGGGTCAGCGATTCAATCTTCCGCTTGGCGGTGGTGTTTATGACCTTCATTCATCTTCCTCAATCCATTGCTCAATGAACACCTGATTCTCTTGCTTATCGACCAAGGAGTTCAAGCGTTGGGTGATGCTTGCGTTGTACTGACCGACCATACCTCCCTCGATTTGGTCTTGGCGAATGACCCGTTTTATGCGTGAACAGATAGTTGAATAATCGGAGTAGTTGCCCTTGGTGTTAGCGAAGTAGTTGCTTAGGTCCTCAATGATGCCTGCATCCGCACACCAGTTCTCAAAGCCTTCCAAGGTCAGGGGTCGCTCCAAGGGTTCACGCTGGGGAATAGCATCCTTGCCGGGGAATACGGTCTTGGTCCTTGGGTTGTTCTTGACCTCTGCCCGGTATGCCTCAAAGTACTCCCACATCTTTTCGGGGGTTTCAATGTACTTGCCGTGTCCCTTGCTGGTTCCCATTAGTATTCGATTTTATCAATCAGTTCGTCTATCTTGTCCACGATTTTCATCTTGACCGCAAATGCATTCGGGGAGTTCGATTCATCCACCGCTCCGATGCAGTCGCACAATGTGGTTATGACCATCATCAGCGAGTCCATCCGAGCCTGCACTTGGGCTTCGTCATCTTCTTTAGCCTTGGAGTTCGCCAAGTTCCCTGAGTTTATTCCTGCTCCATGATAAAGCCGACTTGCCTCCCCAAAGGAGGTATGAGATATAACCGCAATCGCTGGTGTCGTCAGCGTTGTCGTAGTAGGTTTCAGCACGGGATAGGTAGGAGTGCATCCGCTTGATGGTTTCAAGGGAAATTGCTTCCCCGTTGGCTAACTGCTGCGCCCTCACCTTGCCTGTCTGGGTAGCACACTTATTGCCGTTCCTCTCGTTCAACTCAATGCCTCGCTTGGCATTGGAGCGGATGCCTTCGCCATAGTCCGAGTACGACTCGAACTCCTGACGCTTGTGGTTTGCCCAAAGTGAGCCACAAACGGCCAATCGTTGAGCCGTATCGGGAAACTCGGTGGTCGTTGAGTTGTTGCTCATGCAGCGACCGATGAAGCCTTCCTTGGTTTCGTTCTCGTTAGGGATTGGTAGGGGCATTCAGGGGGTGGGTTACGGTGTTTTGGTTGACCTCGAGGAACAAGTCCGCTTGAAGGTAAATGTATTGAAGAGCCGATTTTACGCAGTCAGCACACCACCAATTTGTCGGAGGTCGGCCGTGAGCCGTGAGGATGGCTTGCAGTTCACCAACCGCATCGGGTGGCAGTCGCATCGTCAGGGAGGCGATGTATTGGTCCCAGTACTTCCTGTGCTTTTGGGCCACGATGAACTGCTCGGTCGTCATTTGAAGGTCCATTCCCGGATGATTATTGCGGTGGCTGAAGATGCGAGGCCGAGGATTGGAGCCAAGTACCATTGGCAGGTCGGTATGGTCAGGGCAAAGCCGAGCCAAAAACCGAAGCAGGTCATACACGAAAACGGCTTGCGCTTGGCGAAGGACAGAGCGTAGAACCATTGGGGTAGGACCCGGAACTCCACGACCGCAAGGGTCGCTAAAGCACTAATCAGTATGGGATAGACCAGTATATCCATTGGACTCAATTGCGGTTTTGATTTTGGCTTTGGCCTGCTCGATGGAGTAAATGATTGACCTGTACGGAATGCCCGTTTCACGGCTCATAGCCTTCATATTGCCTGTCTGCATGAGCAGGTTCAGCAGTTCTTTGTCGTACGGAAAGGCCCCATCCTTGGCCCAAGAATCCATCTCGGCTTGGGCAATGGCCCAAAGGTCATCAAGCAGGGTGTCGTAGTCCTTCCCTTCGGCTGCTGCTTCGGGGTCCAGTTCGGTCCGCTCATCGTGATGGCGGTACTTCTTGGCGAATTGGTTGTTGTTGCCCCGGTACAGGTTCATTATCAAGCGCACGATATAGAATCGCAGGTAGCCTTGGACCTGCATTTTGAGGATTTTGTCGGGGTCTTTTTCGAGCAGAATCAGGACGACCTCTTGTTCGAGGTCCTTCCAAAGCGGATTGCCCCCTGTGATGGTCAGGCAAGCCTTGCGGATTTCACCGCTTCGGTAGAGTTCGAGGATGATTGATTCTGCGTTCAATGATGTAAAGATGCAAAAAAGAAAGCCGGGTTAATTACTCCCGGCTCTCTTCCGAATCTCACGGTATGCCTATTATCGGGGGCTGACCGACTACCTAAGTAGCACCTACACAAAGATATAGGTATGTCAAGAATGTTGCAAAAACTCCTTAACCTTGTTGAAAACCTGTGAACGAAGGTATTTTAGTTCAGGTCGCTGCCTCATGTCGTTGGCAAGGATTTCGAGGTTATGCATGACCGTTGCGTGGTCCCTGTTGATGATTCGCCCGATGTGCGAGTAGGTGTACAGGTACTCCGAGTAAGCGATGTCGGCAAAGATTGAGCGAGCCAGCACCAGTTCACGGGTCTTGACTTCACTTGTGATTTGGTCAGGGTTGACCCCAACGACCTCTGCCGTGTAGCCGAGGATTGTGCGAGTGATTAGGTCCATAGTTAAAGCATTGATTCAATTAAGTTTATTCTCTCCCCTATCCAACGCATTACAGGCACGGCCATTGAGTTACCGCAAGCCTTGTACCTTGGCCCATCGGGGCATTGGTCTTCGGGTTTGTTGCGGTATGGAATCTTTGTCCAATCGTCGGGGAATCCTTGTAGGCGTTCACACTCCTTGGGGGTCAGCCTTCGGATAGCCATTGAGTGCATCACCGCAGGAGTTTGACATCGTTGCAACTGCGTCTTTTCTTGTAGGTTCATTCCCCTCATATCACCACCTGATTGCAAGTCAAAAGCCATCGGTTGCAACACGGCTCCAATATGCTCCGTATCGGATTGTGAACGAATGGTTTGCGTGGTATGGTCATTGATGGTGTAGTTGTATGTGTCCACGGCTATCGGTTCAAGAATAGCCTTTCCCTCATTTACCCATTGATTAGACCCCCACTTATCGTTATCTACGGCGCAAATGGTTGCCATTAATTCCGGATTTGCTCCAGTTGATTTGCCACGATTTCCAACGCTTCCTTGAGCATTGGCGGTAACTTCTTCCCTCTTTTTTCTGCTCGGTTTAATATTCCCTTGCAGGCTTTCTCGCTCAAATAGAACCGCTGCGGGAGGTCTCCAATCTCCAAGACATCCGACAACAAACACTCTTCTGCGTCTTTGTGCCACTCCGAAGTGTTGAGCGTCAAGAACTCGGTAGGCGAACCCATAGCCGAGTTCCCCCAACGCCCCAAGGAAGGTTCCAAAATCTTTTCCTCCGTTGGACGACAATACCCCGGGGACATTTTCCCACACGACCCACTTGGGACGGAATTTATCAGCGATTGAAAGAAAAGTAAGCATGAGGTTTCCTCTTGGGTCAGCAAGACCTTTGCGAAGTCCTGCGACGGAGAAAGATTGGCATGGGGTTCCTCCGACCAGAAGGTCAATTGGTCGTTCATCTGCGATTGGGTTTTGGTTAATGGTTGTCATATCTCCCAAGTTGGGGACATGGGGAAAACGATACTTTAGGACTTCGGAAGGGAATTGCTCAATCTCGGAGAACCATTGCGGCTCCCATCCAAGGTCGTGCCAAGCAACGGAGGCTGCCTCAATACCTGAACAAACGGAACCGTACTTCATCAGAACGGGTTAGGGGGTAGGGGCATCCAGTAAAGGCCTTCGGACAGGAACCAAGATTCGCCCTCCCAGACCCATCGGTCGGGTTCCTTAAAAGCGATGATTTGGTAGCCATCCCGAATGTACACAAGCACGGGGTCGTTGCCCGTAGGCATCCGCTCGGAGCATTTAATCCATTGCATAGTCAGGCGTTTTTGGCTTGAAGGATACGGCCGAGCAGGGCGTAGTTGACCCTCCATTGGCGGATGGTTTCGGAGTGGTCGGGTTTGGTGCAGTTGACACACTCCTTGCGGATGTGAATCTGCCAGCGTCGGAAATCGGTTGGTGTGGTTTTCATGGGTTTGGGGTTTATATGGGACAATTTGCGAGGTTTTGGGTAATTTATGACAGGTTATAGGTTGACGCTGGGGGAGGTTTTGTCAGCGTGTAGGCTGACGATTTGTAGGCTCCTTGTCAGGTTTGAACTGACTGGTGTGATATGATTCATCAGCGAATGGTTTGAAATAGTTGATACCTCCCACAGGTATCGGTCAGGGTCTTGATTTGAGGACCGAATCCGTTGGAGCGGGATAGCACATACTCGCAGGCGTTACCCTTGGCTCGGACCTCTACGACAACCCAAGGGCGGTCGTTGGTGCAAGCGGTCAGCAAAAGGAGGAGTAGGTATCGCATGGGACAAATATACACAGGAACTACACACTTGTAACCACTCGCTGAAAATCCTCCACGCTTCGGATGACCTCGTATCGATACCCTGCCTCTTGGACCACTCCCTGCCACCATTTCTGCGATAGGGACTGCTTGCCTTTCTCGGCCTTGAATTCCAGCATTACCGCACCGGTGGGCGAGAGCCATATCATGTCGCTGACCCCTGCGACCACGCCCATAGCCTTCATCACGCTGCCGGCATAGGCATTCGGTGCGTTGTTGTTGACCGTAAACAATCGGCCACGCTGGTCGGGAAAGTTGTTCCAATGCCATTGGAAGCACTCGGCTTGTAGTTTGAACTCGGACATCATGATTGAAAAACTTTAAATCGTTTTGCGTTGTGAAAATACCAACCTCGCTTCCATCCCATGTAAGTAACAAACTCTTCGGCCTCGGCTCGGCTCTTGCAGTTGTGCAGCACCCAGTATGGACTGATGACCTTTGCCTTCGCCAGTTGAGCCTTTTGGTACATCGTGCTTTGCTTTGCTATCTGCATCGCTTGAGGTTTAGAAAGACGTGATAACTCGACCATTTCATTGGTTTCTTTTGGCTTGCGTTGATAAACGAAACCGCAATGCTTGCATTCCATCGCAGCAATTGGTATCGTAGCCTTGCATTGAAGACAATTTTTAACGCCACCAATCCCTGACGATTCACGAATACGTTTCTTCTTCAGGGACCATTTTTGGTCATCCTCCCAGTACCCATGTGTTTGAATGTTATTGCCAAAATCAAGTAAAGTAAAAAGCGATTTGGTTGGCGTTACCCTTGAGCCTCGGCCAACCATCTGCATAAACAACGGAAGGCTCGCAGTTGCCCGGTAGAGGATAACAACCTCGATGCTTGGCTCATCATAACCCGTAGTCATCAAGTCGCAGTTGCAAAGGATGCCATCGCTGGACTGCTTGAACCACGCAAGGGTTTCGGCCCGTAATGTTTTGTGCATCTCTCCGTCAACGTGCCGTGCGTTGAACCCTGCACCTTGCAAAGCCTCGCAGACCTCCTTGCTCGATGCGATATTACTGGCAAAAAGAATAGCCTTTTTGTTAGGGGTAAATTTACTGTAATTGTAAACAACCCCTTCATACACTTTCCTTTCGCTATACATATCGGCCATTTCTTTCAAATCATAATCATCCCCTTTCATTTTGATTTTAGTTAGAAAGTCAATCGAAACTCCATAACTAATTAAAGAAGAAAGGTATCCTTGTTCAATTAATTCCGATACTTGTACGGGGTGTATTAATGCTTGATAAAATTTTGAAAGACATTCCTGTTTGCCCCTCCGCAATGGCGTTGCCGTTGCACCGATGACTACGGCCTTGGGGTTGATGTACGGCAGCAGGGGGTTGAATGTCTGCTTGTGGGCTTCGTCAATGATTACGAGGTCCATCCGTGCCAAAAGGTCTTTGTATTCGGTGGCATCCTTCCTTCGGCTGAACGTCTGGGCCATCGCAATGAAGCAGTTGCCGGAAACATCGAGCCGGGTACGGTTGGCCTCAATGAGGGTCGGCTTAATGCCGAACTGGTCCAAGGCCCCGTTGGATTGCCGGAGCAGTTCAACTCGGTCCGTAAAGATGATGGCCTGTTTGCCTTTCTCTAAGGCCCGTGCCACCATGTATGAGAACATGACTGTCTTTCCGCTGCCGGTCGGTGAGCAGAGTATCAATCGTTTTTTGCCCTCGGCAATGCTTGTCCGCATTTGGTCAATGGCGGTTTGTTGGTAGGGTCTAAGCATAGTTACTGATAGTTACTGCAAAAATGTTGTAGTGAATATAAAAATCTGCGTTTTTAGTATCGTTAGGGCCGTTCATAGTCACATAGTCACTATATCTACTACTTTCTTTAGAGTATATATAATACATACACACACACACACACACATATATATATATATTGTATAAGGAAAATCGCATTTTCAGTGAATGTAGTGACTATCTAAAATGGTTTGTCCTGATTACCAAACCTTTGCTGATAGTTACTGCTATTGGTTTTAGGGATTAGTAAATAGCAACCACGGTTTTCTCGCTCACTTCGGCTTACCTTTTTGCATCCAATGGACTTTAAAATGGCCCCAAGTTTGTTTTGATTGATTTTCTGCTCGGTGTATGATTCAATGATATTTTTGATTTCGGAATTGGTTAACCACTCAGCACCTAACCCTTCATTTTTTTCATCCGGTATTGTAAAGTAATTGTATAGCAATTCTTTCTCCACCGCTGGCTGAATGTTGTTTAATGTCTTTTCATTAAGCATAGTGATTTCGGCCTTGGATAGTTGCCAAGAATCGGTCCCGTGCAATTTGTAGGAATGAAGGGCCTCAATAAACAGGTCGGTCTTGTCAATGGCTGCATAGGCATCCCAGTCAATCTCGCTGACCACGATGGGCAGAATCCTACGGTTACCCGTTGGGTCGTTGATGACTTCCTCATCGTTGCTTGTACCGCAAAGGACCGCATAACGGTTTAGTTCCTCATGGACCCGGCCATAGGGCTTTCGGATGCTAAAGGTCTGCTTGGAGGACAGTTCTTTGAGTTTCTTGGCTTCCTGCTTGGATTTGCCACCGAACTCATCATCGCACAGGATTATCTTTTTGCACATGAGGATTTCATCGTCCTTGCCGGCATCTAGTTTGGATTCCCCGTAATAGGCCCGAAGTTCATCGGGTAAGAGATGGCGAAAGAAGTTGGTCTTGCCGATACCCTGGTCGCCACAAAGCACCAGTATAGACAGGGAGTATTCCCCGTGCATACTTGCGACTACCGAACAGAGCCATTTGTGAATGCATAATTGCATAAAATGATGGTCCATATTAGTAGCCGTGATGGTATTAGTTAAGGCCTCGATGCATCCTTCGGGATTCCGATGGCCGTGCCTTGCAAAGAACTGTGCAAACGGGTTGTAGGTCGGTGTATGGCTTGAATCAATAATCGAATTAATTAATTGCATATTAACTTCCTTCTTGCCAAATTGCTCAAGACAATCGGTATAAAGGTCGTTAATGTCAACGTCCGTAATTGGCTCTCCCTTTAATTCAATGCAACGAGTTACTGCATTGCGTTTTAGGTTAAATGAACGCAAGTAAGCCTTTATCTGCTTAATAGGTGTATCTTCGGTGTCAGCGGATTTTAGTTCCGTTGTGTCAAGGGACATCGTGTTGGCGACAATTTCTTCAACGCCATCGATGTCAATGTTGTCAATTTCTCGAAGTATGCGAACTGCGGTTTCGGTTGCTGCGTTGATGTCCTTTGGACCGCCATTGGTCCCGACACGCATTCGGTGGGACTTGGCCGTTGAAACGATGTGCTTCGTGGTCTTGGTTTGTATCTCGATACCGGCATTCTTAGCAAGCCACATGAAGGAAGCGAAGGTCACTTGATTCTGCTTGGACTGGCAGAGTTGCTTGTACTTTTTGTCACAGGCTTCCGGGTTGTACTTGGGTGACATAGCACTAACCCGATGGAACAAGTCTGCACCCGGCTCTTGGTACTTGTTTGCGATGGCAAAGCCAATCTTGACCCAATCGGCATAGGAATCGGTGAGGTCTATCCGCTTGGCTTCGATTTGCTGGAGTATGTGTTCGACATCGTGTTCCCCGTGTGGGTAGAACTTTGGTATTGGTGCAGCCTTGGCCTTCGGTAGGTACGTCTTAAAAACAGGGACCTGCTTGTCTGCGATGTAGGCATCCGGGTCGAAACTCACAAAACGCAAACGGCCAACGTCTTTGCAAGCCGGGTCCACGATGATGTGATAACGGTCTGCAAGGCGTTTCTCAAGGGCGTTGTAAGCGTCAACGTGCCTGTCCGGTTCGATGCGGTAATAGGCTGCATATCCTTCGCCCCCGGTGCTTTGGTGCAAGGCGTAGAGGTATTCGTCCTGACGTATTGCCAGCATATCAACGCCCTCGTTGTCCTTGGCATCGATGTCAATGCAGATGATGCCGGAATGCGTTTCAAGCCCTTCCTTGCCTTGCTTCTTGAACTTACCGCTGGGGGTTACGGCTGAAAGCCTGCGTTTAGTTTCTTCGGTCTTGGACTTGCGGTAGGCCATGACTTCGGTGTAGTAGATGCCATCCCGGATGTCTTGGATGTATTCGACAAAATGGACGTGGCCTTGGGGGACGTTGTTCCGCACACCACCACTGGTGGACGCTTTAAAAATTGAGATTTCTGCCATAGGATAAGAAAAAAATACCCCGACTGATTCCAGCAGCCGGGGTAGGGGTTCAAGCATGACCCTTTATCGGTAGCACCATTTGGCTGGAATCACAAATGGGCTATATTGGTAAATGTATGTCGGGTGCAAATTTACCGCAACTTAGGGATTAAAACAAGGTCATAGCCATCCATTATTTCTGCAAACTCTTGCATTTTAATGTGCTTTTCATATTTCAATTCATTTTTTTCATTCACAAAATAGCGAGAAATCTGCCGTATTTTAATGACTGGACCTTTTTCATCCTTAGAAAGATTCCAAATTTTTGCGATGTACTGCATAATTAAAAAGGCATATCACCGTCTTGGGGCGCAAAACTTCCACCGCTGGTCTGCTGCTGGATCGGCTCTACTTTACCGCTGATGAACCGCTTGCCGTTGGATTCCTTTATCCACCCGGACAGGCGCATCTTGGTCCCATCGGGGAGGATTACATCGCCTCGGTAGTCAGGGCGTTTCGGGTTGTCGCCTTTGTCATTGACGAACAGGCTAAAGGTGTTGGGTTGGGGGGTGTAACTCATGGGTTTTGGGTTAGGGTTTAGGGTTGTCAAAAGTTGGTGTTGGTGTTTTTAGCGTGTGATAATAGCACTTGGTTACTCCGACATAGCCGGACTTTAGCAGGTCGCCCAGCACCCGGTAGGTGTAGCGTTCCTGATAGCCGTAGAGTTCCGTGATTTGCTTGGCCTTGTAGGGGCGGTCGCATAGCAACCGATAGACCCTTACTGATTCTATTGCCCTTCTCATTTAAAAGATACTGCGATGGATGCCTTGGTTGCCTTGGCGGTACAAACTGGAATCTGCTCGCCCGTGGATTCGTCAAAGATAGCGGTCTTCCCGGCTTGCCGGAACGCAATCTTCAGCAGTTCCTCCCTCGCTTTCATTTGCGATTTAAGGTCGGCATAAACTTGGTCTTCCTCGTAGTTAGGCGTAAGGCTCCCTTCCTTGAGGGTTATCTCTGCACCGAAGGCTTGGAAGGTCTTGCCGTGCTTGGAGGCTTCATCGGCTACGGTCTGCTCGGTGGCCTTGATGGTGGCCTCCAAAGCCTTGACAATGGCTTTGAGTTTGATGTGGGCCTCGACAGGATTGACCTCGCCATCGTTGATTCGGTCGGTCAGTTGCTGGGCGATTTGGGCGATTTCTGCCTTGCAGATGTCGCTCTTGGGGATGGTGATGAGGGTTGGGTGAATCATGGCTTGGATTGAAAAACGTCTAAAATTGCACCACTAAAAGG